ATAAAAAAGATATTTATCAATAAAATAGTGTTTTATGCAAAATAATGTTCCAATTTCTAGATTAGGTAAATTTTTTGGGGATCGTGATTTTGAACTTGAAGTTAGTATGGGTCAGGAGTGGTTAATAGGTGATATGAACTTTACTTGTGTTCTATATAAAATTGATAGAAACAAAATTAAAACTGATGATGTTTATGGTGAAGTTGTAGAAGACGGTATTAAATTTTTACCTCCTGTTGAATTTAATGCTCAAATTACTATTGCCGTACCTGAAAATAAAATGATTGGAACAACAAAAATGGATCAGTTTGAGCCAGGAAACATTACGATTTCAGTTTATTTAAAAACTTTAAATGATTTGGGAATTGATGTTGATTTTGGTGATTATGTTGGGTATTATGATAGTGAAAATTTTGTTAGATATTATACTGTTGTTAACGATGGTCGCGTAATTTCGGACACAAAACACACATATAAAGGTTTTAAACCATTTTTTAGAACAATAATTGCGTCCCCTGTTGGGCCAAACGAATTTAAAGGATTATAATGTCATTACCAAAAAGCCATTCAATTAAGCCCACACTTCCTTTAACGGAATCAAAGACTCTTTTACCTAGAAGGAGAGAGATACGGGATATGATAACTAAAGACGGTACATACCTACCTAAGTCATTACTTCATGCCGACTTAGACAAGGGGTTTTTAGAATTTGTTAAAGAAAAATTTAAAATTGTTTCAGAAGGTAAAAAAATACCTGTAGTTGATATTATAATAACAACACAAAATTGGTCACAATTTGTTGAAACATGGGACATCCAAAATATTGACAAAAACATAGAACCTCCATTTTTAACTATAATTAGAAATCCAGAGGTAAAATATGGAAACAATCCATCTGTTATGTATAATATCCCAAATAGAAGAATGTATTATTATATGGAAGTACCAACATGGGATGGAAATAGAGTTGGTGCCGACATTTATAAAATACCACAACCAGTTCCGGTTGATATTAAATATACTGTTGCAATTATATGTAATCGGATGAGAGAGCTTAACACTCTAAATCAAATAGTTATGGAAACATTTGCATCTAGACAGGCGTATCAAACTATTAATGGACATTATATTCCAATTATTAATGATAGTTTTTCAGACGAGTCTGTTATGGATTTAGAAAAAAGAAAATATTATATACAAAAGTATGATTTCACTATGATGGGATTCTTAATAGATGAAGAACAGTTTGAGGTTAGCCCCGCAATTTCAAGAACATTTCAAGTTTTTGAAGTTGATCAACGATCAAGAAAGAATAAACAAAAAAGAAATACACCCCCTGAACTTGAGGATATTGTTTATAATTACCCCAATGGGTCTGTTAGCGAGAAATATACATTTAATTACGTTTGTAATATTAGTATTGAATCTATTACTAATATAACAGATTATTCTGTTTATATAAATGATAATTATTATGGCGATAATATTGCACTAATTCAGGTTAATAATGGGGATGTGGTAAGAATTAATATTGTTTTGGGGACAACAACTGAAGACCCAAAAATTGTATTCAACCAAAAACTTATTTAGTTTTCTCCGTAAATATCTTTTGTTTCTTTACACTTTTCTAAAATTAAATTTTCTAAAAATTTGTAAATTTTAATCCCTCTTTTATCGCAGTATTTTTTTAGAACTCCGTGAACTTCTGAGTCAATTTTAAGGTTTTTTATCTTCTTGATATCTTTAGACATATTGGTAGAAAAAAGGCAGAAAAAAATCATACCAAAATATAAATACTTTTTTAATTGTAAAGTTTTTACAAAATCAGCTAGTATTTATAATAAAATAAATTTTATAACAAGAAAAAAAAATAACTATGGCAACTAATAGTAAAGTTTTTGTATCACCAGGCGTTTACACTTCAGAAGTCGATTTGAGTTTTGTGGCACAAAGTGTTGGTGTTACAACACTAGGAATTGTAGGCGAGACACTTATAGGTCCAGCATTCGAACCAATTTTTATCACAAATTTTAATGAATATCAAACTTTTTTTGGTGGGACATCACCTGAAAAATTTATAAATACGCAAATTCCAAAATATGAAGCATCATATATTTCAAAAGCGTATTTACAACAATCTAACCAACTTTTTGTAACTAGAATATTAGGACTATCTGGTTATGATGCTGGACCATCTTGGTCTATAACTACAGTAGCAAATGTTGATCCATCTACAGTTGGAATTTATTGTTTAAGTTCTCACACTGATATTAACACTTGTGAGTTAGTTTGTGACGAGCCAAAAGAATTAATTTTCTATGTTGATTTTTCTGGTTGTACAAATGACACATCAAGTATTGTATTTCAAAATGATTTTCCCGACGAAATTAATGACATATTTAATTCACAATATGAAGAGTACAATGGAGGGACATCTACATTAGATGAACAAATTAGAGATTTAATTTTTAATGTTATTACTGATAGTAATCCATCCACAGCCGAAATGGAACAAATTGCGTATTTTGGGTCGATAGATACCTCAGACTACAATACTTTAACGTCTAATGGTTGGACTGCCTCTACAAATGTATTTGAGGTTCCTTTTGTTTCTTTAAACGATACGGATTTAAATTCGCCTCTAAATGATTCTTGGTATTACGCTTTGTTTCAAAATATTGGAAATTTTGAATACTCTGGATTTTCATTTTTTAATTATGTGTCAGGTCTTACAGAAATTATTACGACAGCAACAACAACAACAACATCAACCACAACAACAACAACAAATCCTTGTGTAACACCAATTCCTACAACAACTACAACAACAACAACTGTTTTACCAGTAAAATGTTATGAAGGTACTTTAGTTGGTAAATTATACTACTATACAGGAAATTCTTATAGTGACTATGACAATGTTGTGGTCGGTACTTTAAGATCGAGAGGTGTTGCTACTTATACCACTGAAACAAACCCAACATATTCTGTTACAGGATTAACAGACGTTACTTTAAATATGTCGGGTCAATACTCTACAGTTCTTACAAATCCATTTGCAACATTTGGAGTTAGTGTTGTAGATAAGTTTGGAACTACTTATAATTTTGAAACTTCGTTTTCTCAAAGTGATCCAGAATATTGGTCAAAAGTATTTGGAGTTACTAATTTTCAAAAACCAAGAATTGAGGTACCTGTTTTTGCCGAAGAAAATTTCCAAGCTTGGTTAAATTACTCTTGGAAAAAAGGATACATTAGAGGATTAAATCCTAATATAATTGATCTAAACTCGGCTCAAAGTGGAAGTTTTGATTCAATAGGTTGGTACTTAGATAAGTGGCAAACACCAATGTCACCATTTGTTGTGTCAGAGTTAAGAGGTACTAAAGTATTTGATTTATTTAGATTTTACACAATTTCTGATGGAGACGCCGCAAATACATTAATTAAAATATCAATTTTTAATCAAACTTTTAATAATTTAACGTTCGACATTATAATTCGTGATTATTTTGATACAGACGCAAATCCAGTTGTTCTTGAAAAATTCACAAACTGTGGAATGGATCCAAATCAAAATAATTTTATTGGTAATAAGATTGGTACTTTAGATGGGGAATATGCTTTGAATTCAAAGTATGTTATGGTTGAAATGTCCGAAGACGCACCAGTTGATTCAATCCCTTGTGGATTTAATGGTTTTGATTTCCGTATTTATGGTGGAGCTCAATCTCCATACCCGATTATTAAAGGAAAATACGATTTTCCAGGTGAGCCAATTTGGAATCCTCCTTTTGCAATTTCTTCAGGATCAATAGGATCTACCTTAAGTAGTGGTGATAATATAAGAAGAACATACTTAGGAATTTCAAATACAACTGGATGGGACCCTTCATTTTTTGAATATGTGGGTAAAAGAAATGTAAATAATAGTTGTGATATTGACGCTATACCTTGGAATTATAAATCTGCAGGATTCCACATGGATTCAAATGCTAGCGGACTTACCATTCCTTTTGGGTTCTCAACATCAGGAAATCCAAGATTTGTTTGTGGTAACTCACCATTTATAACAGATCCGGAATTACCAACAAATACGTATTACAGATTGTTCGCTCGTAAATTCACATTATTGGTACAAGGAGGATTTGATGGTTGGGACATATACAGAGAACATAGAAGTAATGAGGATAGATTCCAAATAGGAAAGTCAGGATTCCTTAAAGGGGCTTGTCCATCAACAAGATATCCTAACGCAACAGGATGGGGTTCTTTTAAAGAAATTTCTTTAGGTGACGGAACACAAAATTTTGCAAATACAGATTATTACGCTTACTTATTAGGACAACAGACTTTTGCAAATCCTGAATCAACAAACATAAATGTTTTTGTGACACCAGGAATTGATTATGTAAATAATAGTAATTTAGTTGAGGACGCAATTGAGATGATAGAATTTAATAGAGCGGACTCTTTATATATTTGTACAACACCAGACATTGATTTATTTATCCCAACTACAACAGGAGGTGATTATTTAATTTATCCAACTGAGGCGGTAGACAATTTAGAAACAACTGGAATTGACTCAAACTATACAGCAACTTATTATCCGTGGGTTTTAACAAGAGATAGTGTAAACAACACACAAATATATATTCCACCAACAGCTGAGGTAACTAAAAACTTGGCGTTAACAGATAACATTGCATTCCCTTGGTTTGCGGCGGCGGGTTATACTCGTGGTATTGTTAACTGTATTAAAGCTCGTAAGAAGTTAACTCAAGAAGATAGGGACATTCTTTATAACGGTAGAATCAACCCTATCGCAACTTTTTCAGATGTTGGTACGGTAATTTGGGGTAATAAAACTTTACAAGTTAGAGAATCAGCACTTGATAGGATTAATGTTAGAAGACTATTACTACAAACTCGTAAGTTAATATCTGCGGTATCTGTTAGATTATTGTTTGAACAAAATGATGCACAAGTTAGACAAGACTTCCTAAACGCTGTTAATCCAATCTTAGACGCAATTAGACGAGATAGAGGTCTTTATGACTTTAGGGTTACCGTTTCATCAAGTCCTGAAGATATTGATAGAAATCAAATGACTGGTAAAATATATATTAAACCAACTAGATCATTAGAATTTATTGACATCACATTCTTTATTACTCCAACGGGAGCTTCATTTGAAAACATATAATAAATTTTAAATCTAATATAAGGGGAACTTTTGTTCCCCTTTTTTAGTAAACATAATATTTATTAATATGTATTATAAAAAAGTCGTTAAAGATATTATTTCTGAAATAATACAAGATCAAATTAAACCAACAATGAAGTACTACGCTTTTGATTGGGATGATAATCTTATGTATATGCCAACAAAAATTTATTTAAAAGATGAAGACGGTAATAGTGTTGGTATGTCAACAGAAGATTTTGCCGAATATAGGACTGAAGTTGGTAAAGATCCTTTCGAATATGAAGGTCACACAATAGTTGGTTTTGATGATAATTCGTTTAGAGATTTTAGAGTTACAGGTGACAAACAATTTTTAACTGATGCAATGAAAGCCCCAATAGGACCTGCGTGGGACGACTTTGTTGAGGCGGTTAATAACGGGTCTATTTTTGCTATAGTTACTGCAAGAGGTCACACACCAAGTGTTTTAAAAAACGCCACTTATAATTTAATTAAAAAAAACAAACATGGTTTAAATCAACAAGAGTTGGTTAAAAATTTAAGAAAATATAGAGATATTGCTGATGAGGAGGATATGAGTGATGACGAACTTATAAAGACTTATTTAGAAATGTGTAAATGGCATCCTGTTAGTTTTGGGGAAGATTCGGCTGCGAATCCAGAAGAACTTAAAGTAAGTGCAATGAAACAATTTATGGAATATGTTATAAATTTATCACAAAAACTTCAAGAAAAAGCATATTTGAAAAACAAAATTAGTAATTATTTTACACCATATATTGGTTTTTCAGATGATGACTTAAAGAATGTTCAAGCAATGAGGAAAAATTTTGATAATAAAAGTGGATTAGATATTTATCATACAGGAGGAGGAAAAAAAACTAAATTTTAATTAAATCTAGTGCTAGTTAAGATATAATTTAAAAAATAATTGAAGTAAATAGAAAAATTTTTATTTCATAGTATTTATAATAAAAATAAAACAAAAATTTAAAAAAAAATTATGGCTGATTTACTAATGAAAATGCCGATTCCTTACGAACCAAAAAGGGAAAATAGATGGATCTTAAGATTTCCTTCTTCACTTGGAATTAACGAGTGGTATGTTGAGACAACTTCTAGACCAAAACTTACTATCGCTGCAACTGAAATACAATTTTTAAATACATCAACATTTGTTGCGGGTAGATTTAATTGGGAAGCTCTACCAGTCACTTTTAGAGACCCAATTGGGCCGTCTGCATCACAAGCATTAATGGAGTGGATTCGTTTATGTGCTGAGTCTGTAACAGGAAGAATGGGATACGCCGCTGGATACAAAAAAAATGTTGACCTTGAAATGTTAGACCCAACAGGAGTTGTTGTTGAGAAATGGATTTTAGAGGGAACTTTTCTAACTGGATATGATGGTGGATCTTTATCATACTCTACTGATGGTTTAGCAAAAGTAACGAGTTCTATGAGAATGGACCGTTGTATTTTGGTTTACTAAAAATTTATAAAAACATATTAAGACCTATTGACTTTACTAGTTATAGGTCTTTCTTATTTTTATAAAAAATATTTTATATTATGGAACAAGACGCTTATCAGGCAGGACAAGCCGATTTTAATTTACCACATGATGTTATTACATTACCTAGTCAGGGAATTTTTTACAAATCAAAGAAGAAAACAATTAAAGTGGGATACCTAACGGCATCTGATGAAAATATAATTGCAAGTGCTGACTCTAAAAAAAGTATTCAAGAAAGTATTGTTATACCATTACTTCGTAATAAAATATATGAGAAAGAGTTGAGACCTGAAGAAATGGTTGAGGGGGATATTGAGGCCGTTCTTATTTTTTTAAGAAATACATCATTTGGTCCTGAATACACTATGTCAACAATTGATCCTGCCACAGGGGACAGTTTTAAAACGACTATATTATTAGATGAATTAAACTATAAAAAAACTAAAGAAACTCCAGACGAAAATGGTTTATTTGAAACTAAACTTCCTGTTTCAGGAAAAAAAATTAAAGTAAAAATTTTAAGTCTTAAAGATAAAATGGAAATTGACCAATTTCTTAATGGTTATCCTCCCGAAAGAACCGCGCCAGTTATTACAACAAGGTTGAATAAACAAATAGTATCTTTAGATGG